CGGGGAGACCTCCTGCTGGCGGGCCGGAACGGGCCGGTAGAAGCCGACCATATAGCCCTGCCGCCACAGGTGGGGGAAGTTGGCCCGGACGGCCATGTTGATCGCGTCGCAGCAGATCTTCTCCGGTGCCGGCAGTTGCAACAGATAGAGCAGGTAGTTGTAGTAGGCGTCGGATCCCGACTTGGAGATCACCCCCTCTTTCGAGACGTTCGAGATGCTGGGGTCGATCCCCTTCGCGCTCAGCAGCACTTCGTCGGCCCGCCGGTCGAACGAGATGAGCGATTCGATGTACTCCTTGTACTTGAGGTCGATCTGTTCGATCTTCCACTTCACCTCCTCGCCCTTGCTGCCGAGGAACGAGAACGAGGCGAACATTTTGCCCTGATTGTCGGCCCCGGAGAGGTAGGTGGTGAGCCGCTCCAATTCGATGTTGGTGTACTGGGTTACCAGACCTTCGTGAAAGTCGGTGCCGATCTCCACGCCGTTATACCGCACCGGCTCCTTATTCTCCCGCTTGAGTTTCCGGTTATACTCGCACAGATCCTGAATCTGTTTCCGTTTGGCGGCCACCCATTCGTTCGGGATGATGACGTGTACTTTTGCGGCCATCGAGTTGCGCAGGAAGGAGCGGATGAAGCGGGGATTCTCGTTCGCACCCAGCAGCCACTCCCGCGAACCGTCATAGGCTTTATTGCGGCCGTAGATGCCGTCCACATCTCCGTTCGCATGGTGGGAGATCGCCACGTCGTATCTCCGGATGTGCTGCGGCCGCAGCAGCGGATAGACCGAGAAGTCGCCCCGGTACCGCCAGTCGCCGACCAGCACGTGCGTGAAGTCGTCGTAGGTGTAGCTCCCGAACGGGCTGAGTTCCTTCTCGGAGGCGAGCCGGGCGCGGGAGTTCTCCACCAGCTCCAGCCCCGCCACCGGCAGGCCGCCGATCGCCCGCCCCTTGAAGAAGCGCCACTTCACGAAGAAGTCCTCGAAGTAGTAGTATCGGCGGATGCACTCCAGTGCAAAATCGTTCGCGTCGTCGGTGATTCCGCAGTCGTTCCACGACCGCAGCCACTCCGTGATCGGCGGACAGTCCACCCACCGCTGCACCAGCTTCCCGTCGCTGTCGAACTCGATGCGGTAGACGTAGAGTCCGAGGCCGTACATGATGCGTACCTGCTTCTCGATCACTTCGGGCAGCAGCCGGTTGCTCTTGATGTTCTCGCGGATGTCGGTGATCTCGGTATCGTTGACGCCGCGAGTGAGGACGTTGTAACCGGATACCTTGACCAGATGCCCGGTGCGGAGCGAGGCGGGCGTTCGGCCGAAGAGGCGGCCTTCGAGGTCGGCCATCGAGTCGCCGCCGAACTGGAAGGTGAGCACGCTATTCTCGTTCACGCAGTAGCCGAACTTGTCGTTGTGTCTTACAGCCATTCTATCTTGCGTAGTTTGAAGTTATCCTGGGGGAATCCCATAAAGCGGATCAGGATGCGGTAACAGGTCTTGCACTCGCCTCGCGCGTCGGTGAAGAGGAAGTAGTTCTCCGAATCGACCCAAAAGCGATCGCGCGGCAACTGCGCCCGCACCTTGCATCCGGCCACCACCCGCAGCGTGGCCGAGGCTTCGCCCCTGACCCGATTGTAGGGAAAGAAGGCGATGGTGAAGGTACCGTCCGGCACCTTCGACACCTCCCGCGCCAGCCGCAGCGCCTCTATGCCTCCCATGTTGTGCATCCCGACAGCGAAGATAGCCGACCGTCCGCCCGACCGAAAGGACACCGGCGGGGGATTATGGCCTCGCCCGGCGGCCTTATTCTCCTTCTCGGCGCGTTTCCGGTGCGAAGCGAGAAGCGAGCCGCAACGCCATGACTCGGACGGGGTTGTCATATTTTCAGCCTCGGCCGGGGCCGTGCACACACTTTTTCGGAATTAGCGGGGCGGCTGTTTTTCTTCGTTTGCGTTTTTGTTATGCGGCCTTTTGAAAGGCAACAAGCCTGCAAATCAACCTTTTGCCCCTATTTTCGTTATCAATTCGGCCGATTATTGCGGGTTCGGCAGAAATTATTCGGTTACAGGACGATATTTTCCGGCAGTTCCGGGATATTTTGCATCTCGGCGGGCAGTTTGTTGCCGTACAGCCCGAAAAGCAGGTATATCAAGGCGGAGGGTATCTGCGTCGAGAGGCCGGCCTGGTATTGTATCGGCACCTTGACCTCGGAACTCTTGTCCAACTCGATACGGCCGTCGGCGCGCTTCTTGAGCGGCGCCAGCGGCAGGGCAGACTTGAGCATGGGGCATTCGTTCTCATCGATCAGGATGCGGGGCAGACCTTTATACCGGTTCGAGAAGAGGATGGCCATCAGTTTGTACTGCTCGTAGTGGTAGATTGTCCGTTGCCCCTCGTTCATCAGTCGCACCCGGTAACCGTGGTTCTCCAGTTCCCGCTTGAGCAGCCGGGCGTCGGTGGTAATCTGCTCCTGATCCTCGCGCCGCTTGTTCCCGGCGCGGTCGTAGTACAGCAGGATCTCCACGCTCTTGTCGTAGTCCTCGCCGTAGAACTCGTCGAACTTATTGGCCAGCTGCACCTGATCCCACGGGGAGTAGACGAAGAACTCCTTCTGAATGCGACACTCGTTCATCCGCTCGTCCTGTTGGGCGACGACGACGGACTGGAACGAGCCGGGGTCGTAGCCGAGAATCAACGGTTCGGAGCGGCGAAAATACTTGAGGTAGGAGGCGGTCAGGCGGAAGTCGTCGCCCAGGTCGAACGACAGGATCGACGAGTAACGGTAGCTGTCCGAATAGCAATGCACCTCCGACTTGAAGTTGCAGAAGAACATGTTCACCACGCGCCGGATCCGGATGTTGCAGATGGACGACAGGAACTCGTCGGCGCTCAGACTCTCGTACTGGGTCTGGAAGAACTTCGGGCCGAGGAAGTCCTTGTTGGCGAACGACGAGGCGCGGATGTAATAGCTCTGGTTCCGGCGCATCTCGTTCAGGATCGGTTTCCAGATTTCGACACGGTGTTTCAGGCGGCGCTGCTCTTCCTGAAGCCGGGCGATCGTCAGGGGGTTGGTCTCCGATCGGATCGCGTTATTCACCTCGAACAACCGCCCTAATGCCTTATCGTGATGCAGGGCGGCGTTCACGATGTCGCAGATCACCTCTTCATCGACATGCCGTTCATATTCTTCGTACCAGTTGTCTTCGCCGAGGTCGAGCCGGGCGGTGTCTGTAACGCCGGTGATGCCGAGGTAGTAGGGACACTGGCGAATCTTTCCGACGGCACCCCGCAGGGCCGGAAAGACCCGCGACTTGAGACTTTGCCCGCGCTGCAGCTTCATCTCCTCGATAAAGGCATGGACGGCACTCTCGCCGGCCGAGGACTCCGGCATGTCGCTGCTGACGAGCTTGAGGTGGTGGCCGGTGGCGAATACGATGCTGTGCTTTGGATAGGTGATGGGCCGGCGGGGTTTGTAGAAGTGCGAAGGGAGTTTCTTTGCTCCGACCACATAGTGGATCCCCTCCTCCAGCAGCGGCCGGCCGGAGGCGGTGGGCTGGGAAAAGGCGGCCCGGATGTTGGGGATAATATTGGTCATCAGGGCCACGTAGGTCTTGTGCACCATGAACGACACCTCGCCGGGCATGGCGTCCACCACCCGGATCATCCGCGGGGCGATAATCCCTTCGGTCTTACCGGTGGCGCGGGCCACCTCGGCGATAATCACGTTCGTATCGATGCAGTTCACCCGAAGCTGCATCTTGTTCATGTACTTCTGCTCCAGCTCGGCGATCTTATCGTGGGTCATCGTCCATCTCGTTTTGAAGTTCGGTAAAGGGTACCTCCTCGATCTCGGCATCTTCCCGCAGGCGCCTCTTTTCCGGTTCCGGAATGTCCAGCGAATCGATGATCTTGGCGTAGATGCCGTCGTTGGCTTTGCGGGCGATCTCTTTCTTGGAGCGATTAGTGAAACCGAGGTCTTCGGGGGTGATTTCGCTCGACATGACGTAGACCACGCCTAACGAGGCCTGTTTGTCGGCGGCGGTCGCCTGCAGGCGGCACTCTTTCGCTTTGTCCATACACCGCTCGGCGATGTCGACCCGGCCTTTGGCCAGTGCGACCTTCACCAGATCCTCGAACTTGTTGGCGTAATCCCGCAACCACACATTCTTGGCCACATTGCAATCGACGTCGAAATAGTTCAGGGCGGCGTATATCCGGCTCTTGGCGGTGTTGATGTTGATCTCCACGCCCTGTTCGGCTTTGGTGCGCACCTGCAGCCGCTTGGCCGCGCGGGTGATGTTCCGCTCGGTACTCCAGATTTGCATAGCATAGACCATCTGATTGATGATCCGTTGCAGCTCCGGCGGGATCACGGTGGTCTTACCGGTGCGGATGAACTCGTCGATCACATCGGGGTGGATGCTGCCTATCTTCTCCAGATTATCCATAACGTCAGATTCCGAACAGATCGGCCATCAGTTCGATAGCCTTCTGTTCCTGTTTGCGTTCGTCCAGTTTCGAGATGGCCTCCACGTCGCCTTTCTCGGCGGCGCGCGCCAGCTCCACGTTAGTGTTGTAGTCCATCATGGCCCGGCCGTTGGCATACGACTCGTAGACTTTCGTTTCGGGCCGGGTGAACTCGTCTAAAAAGGCCTCCCGCTCGGCGGCGGGGATGCGCAGCAGGGAGGCGATCTGGGCGGGGTCAATCCTTGAGCACCCATATCCCGAATTTGTTTGAATATTTGGTTGTCGTTGATTTTCATGCCACAAAGATGATCATCCAACTATCTGAATTAAAGGACGCAAAAAAGGCCGGCTCCTTTCGGAGTCGGCCTTGAATGGCAAAGATAGGGTGGCTACTGTGCGGCGGAATCGCGCGCTTGAGCGACGATGCTGTCGGCAATCACGGAGCCGATCACAGTCTGCGCCTCATTGACGGCATTCTCAAATGTCGATTGATCTGTGTCGTTCGGCATTTCCGCATTCCGATAGAATTCGGTGTGGATGACCTCCAGTCGGGAGATTAGCTCGGTCAGAGCGGTTTGGTTGGTTTTCATCTTTGGTTTGAACATTTTGAGATGAATGAAAAATGGGTTACGTCTTTCCCGCTGTTCTCCACCAAAGAAGGCAGCCGAGGCATTAACCTTCGGCACGGGGGTACGTAACCCAAATTAATAGGCAAGCATAAAAAACGCCCGCACGAAAATAAATCGGCGAGCATTACTCGCCTTCTTTGGATAGAGAACAACACAAAGATGGGGAAAATTTCTGGATATGCAAACAAAAAGCCCACCTCGTAATGAGGTGGGCTTGTCTATCACTGCCGTAAAAGCAGTCGTCAAACAGCACTACAACGTGATAGACAAGAGCTGTGCTGCCAACTTATGCAGCCCCTCTTCGATTCGTTTGCGTTGTGCCGGGCGCGGTTTGCGAATACCTGCTTCATAGTGCCACAACTGGCGTTCGTTGATTCCCGTAATCCGGCTCAGTGCCGCTTTAGTAAACACGCCGCTATACGCATGGAGCAGTGCCTCTGTGGTCAGCCGATATTCGAATTCATATTCACCATCGAAAGGCGCCGGTACCGCATCGCCGTCCTCGCGCATTCCATCCAAGTGAAACGGAACCATTTCATTCACGTTCCGCACGATTTCATCGAGAGAAGAACCGGTCGTTACACATCCCGGCAATTCCGGCAAATGTGCACCATAATTCTTGCCTGTGTAACCGACTTCTACAATAACTTTCATATAATATAAACTTGATCGGTTTTGACAAACTCATTTCAGTCCGGCCTGTTTCAAGATCGAATTGACCAGCATATGATCGAGTTCGTGGCTTTTTCCATGATCGGGTATTGTAACCCGCCCTGGTTTTGTCGGATGTTTGTATTGACGATGGCTACCCTGCTGAGCTACGAGACACCAGCCGTCGGCTTCTATGATCTTGATCATCTGCTTGACTGTCTTTCTCATCTCTAGTAGCGTTTGCTTTACACTACAAAGATAGTAAAAAAACGAACTAAAACAAACAAAACGTTCTTAATTTTACTATCATATTCCAAGTGCTATGCAAAACCTTCTTCCTGCAGTTTGTGGAAGTCGTCCAGCGGGGCCGTCGGCAGGTGGCCGAGGTTATGAACCTGTATTTGCATGGGATAGTATTTTTTTGAAAATGGCGGCACGCTGTTCGTGGCGCGTTTTGTGGCGGCGGGCCTCTTCGATCGCTTCGGCGGTGGCCCCCGGACGATTCATCCGCCCGGTGTAGCGGCGGATGTTGTTGCGGCAGTTCTCGTACTGCCGGATGAACCGGTCGCGGTCGCTGTTCCAGAGCGCGAGCAGCTCTTCGTAATCGGCTCGGTTCTTCAGATAGGGATGCTCGTTCAGGAAGACACCCCGGTCGTTCAACGACTGGAGTTCGCGAAAGCAAAGAAGGTTCTGAATGCGCAGCTCGGCCATCTCCTTGACATCGCTGTCGGTGGGGGCTGTGTCGAGTCGTTCATCCAGAACCTTCATCTGGCGATAAGTCCGGATACGGTCTTCGTAGATCACGAGAGCCGTGGCCGTGTCAGGGTCTTCTAAGCATCCCCACTTGATTTTGGGGTACTCTTGCTCTTTGAGGAGCTTTTTTTTTCGACGGGTGCCGCTGCGGCAGCAGCCTCAGGGGCTTTGAGGTGGGCGGCCTCTTCCTCCTCGGCTTTCAGCCGGGCCTCCTCCTCAGCCTTGAGGCGGACGGCTTCTTCCTCCTCGGCCTTGAGGCGAGCGGCCTTTTCCTCTTCGGCTTTGAGACGTGCATCCTCTTCGGCCTCTGCTTTCAACCGGGCCTCCTCTTCGGCTTTGAGGCGCATAGCCTCTTCCTCCTCGGCTTTCAGACGGGCTTCTTCTTCGGCCTTGAGGCGGGCGGCCTCGGATGCGGCCCGCTCTTTTACGGCAGCGAGCGTACGACGATGTCGGACGATCTCCTCTTCGGTCGCGAAGTCGAGCAACGCGAACAAGATCGAGGAGGCGTCCTGCAGGCGGTTGAAGATGCCGCGTTTGAGCAGGTCGTGCTGGGGAGCTTTCTGTTTCAGAAGCTCCCGGTCGGCTTCGAGATGCGTTACACCGAGAAGCCGATCGTGAGCGTTTTTCTTGGCAATGAAATCCATAGCAGTGAATTATGCGGTTTGAACACGGGTGCCGGATACCTCGACCAGCCGGGTCGGATCCAGTACGCGGAAGGGGATGGAGCTGCCGGTCTTCGCCGTCCATGTCGCTCCACCCTCCAGTACGAATGCCGCGCCGTCCTCGATGGTGGCTGCCTTATCCGAACCGGAACCGGTAACGGTGATCGTCCGCCCCTTGTCGGTATCGGTCAGCCCGCTGACTTTGGTAACAGGCACGGCGGCATCCGTGCCGTCCGGTAATACATAGCGATCATTGTTCGCGACAATGGCCAGCGTATCGGTGCCGGCATCGAGCATCACCGGTTCCGAACGGACGATCGTGCCGACGTATTTGTACGGCTGCCGCCAGGTCGTGTTCTCGAAGGTGAACGTCAGACTCCGTTTCTCTTTGTTGTTCGCCCGCTCCGAGGTTTTCAGGATCATCGGTTTGCAGGGGTTACCCATGACGAAGTAGTTGTCCGACTCGCATTCCCGGTAGATGATAATGAACTTGCCGCCGGTAAACTCTTCCATGAAGTTCAACAGCTTGTCCCGGTTTCCGGACATCTGGATGACGAACGTATTGGTGTTGCTGGTCGTGAAGTCGCCCTTCTCGCTCTTCCCGTCGTCGGTCGGAATGTCGTGCGCCTCGAAAAAGTACATGACCTCGCCGAGCTTGAGCGGAATCGTGCCGACCTCCCGATCGGCATTCGGTTTCGGAAAGGGTACGTTCTGATCGACCTGACTCAGATGAATGAGCCATACCTGATAGGCGATCTGGCCGCCGGCGGCATCCTTGTCCGAGGTATCCTCGATGTCGCCGATCAGCGCCATGCTGCCGGCCAGAACCGTGCCGCCGCTCACCGTCAGCGCATCGGGCAGCAGGGTCGTGTCGAAAGCTGCCGCGGCCAATGCGGTGCCGGCGAACAGGCCGAAGACCACAAGAGACAGGGTCAGCATCAGTTTCCGTTTGCGGGCCATGTCCATTTTATGCGCACGGATGGCTCGCTTGATGATTTGTTTTTTCATGTGTCAGTGAATTTTGAGGTTAAAAGGGAGCCGCCGAACGGCTCCCTTGAATCATTTCGCCTATCGGCCACCCGGAACATTCGGCTGGAGAGTCTGATTGATGGTGCGGGTACCACCGACGCAGCGTTCCAATTCCCGGAACTTATCGCCGTCCGCATTCAGGATCACCATCAGGTAGTCTCCCTTCTTGGTCGGGGTGAAGGCTTCGGTCAAGTCGGCAAACTTGTCCGCTTTCGCAATGGTCTGCGGCTGGGTTTCGTCGCCGATTTCGATCATATAGGCCACGCCGGGTTTTGCTCCGGTGATGTCGGTGATCGCTTTGGCCGCCGTGTTCTCGCCGGTCACATAGTGCCGGATATCGCCGCTGACGGTCACCGTTTCGGCATCGGCTTCCAAAGTGACGCACGGTTTGTTGCAGAAGATCTCCTGATCCTCGAACCCGTGTTCCGCCCGGTCGGCTTTCGTCTTAAACGGTTTACCGGCATAGGTAGCCGAGGTTCCCTCTTTCCAGATGCTCCATGCCTTGACGTCTTCCATGTCGGAGTCGAACTGCACGGCGTGCATCTCGCCGGCGGTCAGCTCGATCGACTGGATGTTGCCCGGCTTCTGCACCCAGATGAACGGCAGCGTCTTCCCATACGGACACCAGCGGATCCGGTTCTGATGGTCGGGGACGACGTCGCCCTGCGGCCCGGTGAAGTCGGTGTCTTTGCCGTAGATCTCCCGGATCCCGGCTTTCCACATGGCCCGGTGGTTGGCATTCAGGATAACCTCGTATTTGTCGAGGTCGGCGACACGTTCGGAGAGGTAGAGCAGGAAGTTGGTCACGCAGGCTACCATCGTCGAACCGCTCATATAACCGGAGAACGCCGGATCGTCCACCAGCGCGATCTTGCCTTCGTTGTAGTACCGCAGCAGGGTGTAGTACACCCCGGTGCCGGCATTCAGCGTATGGCCCGACTTGCCATCCTCGGGTTTCACGTAGATGCCGAGAATCTTCCGCTGGTTCTGCTCTTCGATCAGCTTGGTCGAGATGTTCAGCATCGCCCATTCGATCATCGTCCACTTGATCGGGTCGGAACCCTCCGTATTCAGATAGCCGATGTACTGACGTTCGATCTCCTTCATGGAGTTGAACAGCGTCTTGAACATGGCGTCGTCCACATAGCAGATCTCCGGTTGCAACTCGACGTTCCCTTTCCAGATTCCGCCTTTCTGGTAGGCTTGCGAGAAATCACCGAAGAAGGCATTGATCATCACCTCGCGATCTTGTACCCCGAAGCGGCGCGGGAAGATGTCGTAGACATTCCGGATTTCGGCTAACCGGGCAATCAACAGGTCGGTACGACGGGTCAGATATTGATTGCCCAGACTTTCCGACGAAATGCCGATACTTACCCCTTCGGCCAGCAGCTGCGGGTTGAGCAGATTGGCCTGCCGCAACTCGTTGATGCGGGTGGCCACGACACCGGCGTATTCGCTGAGCTGTGCCCGGAACTCGGCACCGACCTCTTTCTCCATCACGGCATTGAGCGGCTGAGTCAGGGCAATGGCCGGGTTCAGCGCGATCCGATTGTAGCGCCGCTCCATCGAGAAGATCGGATGCTCGATGCCGCAGAAATAGGCATCGGTATGACCGGGGCCGTTCGGCGACAGGGCCGAACCATTCACCGTAGCCGGTTTATCGGGCAAGGTCTGTCTACTCATTTCGCGGAGTGCTCCGGCGATAGCATGTGCCGTATCGACGATGGAATCGGTGCGCTGAACCGGGGTGGCAGAGCCCCCGGTCGGGGCATTCTCGTTGTCGTTCGGCATACCGCCGCCGGCTTCGGCAAGGGCGGCATTCAGGATGGCCAAAGCAGCGGCGTTGTCTGCTGCCTCTTGAGACGAATCGACAGCCGCAGGAGCGGCGTTCGCCTCCTGCTGACGCCGGTACTCGGCCTGATCGGCGGCGAGCTCGGTGCCGTACTCTTTGCGGTACGCCTCCCGAATGGCCTTCCAGTCGGCGGAGGTCATCTCCTGATTCCGAGCCTTGTCCACCATCTTGAGCGAGATGAACACGGCCTTCAATTGTTCGATGAACTTCATGTTGGTTAGATATTGGTTGATATTTGGTTGCTGTCGCGTACACTGACGCCGAGGTCGTAGGCTTCCCGCAGCGCTGCGCTCAGATCGGGCAGGATGCCGTCGATCAGACCGAGTTCCTGCGCCTCGGAGGCAAAGAAGGTGTCACCCCGGAAGACGGGATGATCGTCGGGAAGGTCGTTCAGCTGCGGACGGCCGGCGCGCACGTTCTTCTCGAATTGCTGCTGGAGCGGGTCGAGACGCGTCTTGATGTACTCTTCCGGCTTGCCGTCGAGCAGGTCGTTCTCTTTCTTGTTCTTGAGATCCGAACGGGTGGCACGGGCTTCCACCAGTTTGATACCGAGTTGCTCGTAGTAGCCATCCAGATTGATACCGGTGGTCATGGTGCCGATACAGCCGATGATGTCGTTTTGCGTGAAGGCTTTAACAACTGTCGCCTGACTGGCGAGATAGTAGGCGGCCGAGCAGCACTGGTATTCGATAAAGGCATAGATGGGCTTTTTACATGCGCGCATCGCATCGGCAGCCACATCGAGCAACCAAGCGATGCCGCCTCCGGAATTGATGTGCAGGAAGTGGGCGAGCACATTCGGCAGGACATCGGCCGCCTTCAGATTATTCAGGAATCCGGTGGTCGAGAACATCTCACGCCAGCCGTAACCCCAATCGTAATAGAAAGAGGGATGAGAGAGAATCATCCCGGAGATGGGATGGTAGAATACGAACTCTTTGTCGGCGGTGATCTCCGAGAGGTCGAACGTGACGGAAATATCGCTATTCGACAAAGCCGGAAGTGCTTTGATGACGCCGCGCGGGTCGAATGCGGGCGGCGGGGTATTGGCATGGAGAAGACTCTCGACGACGAAACGGTCGAGAAACTTCGGTTCGACGAGTAGATGGGAGTCGATCAGCCGGGCGAGAGAGAAGACCATTTTTTATTGCAAAAATCCGCTTCTCCGGCTGGAGAGTAAAGGACTAACCGTGCAGGAGCGGCCGCAGAGATTTGCAGCTCATCTCGAACGAAACGGTCTCGGCGCGGGGTATCACGACCACCAGAACGGGAATATCGATCGTACCCCACGAGTGGAAATCGGCACCGTCGTGCAGCCATACCTGTGCCCGAAACCGAGGAATCAGCGACAGGAGCGCCTCGGCCTCCGCGCGCGGTACGGCGATCTTGAGGGACTGGTCGTACAAGACTCCCTGCGTGGAGGTCTTCGCCTCTTCATCGAACGAGACATCCGAATAGGTCGTCAGGGTCGACGGTTCACCGACCTGTCGGTTCCGGACGGGGGCGATCCGGACAAGGGACGAAAATTCTCTTTTCATAGCGGGCGGCTTGCTTTATTTTCAACAGTTTTCGGTGAAAATCGCGGCAAAATATTATAAAGCATTGATATACACTACAATGCAACTTTATTCATGATCCGGCGCACTTTTCGGACAGCATAATTCGCCTTTTGGCGCAAAGTTTCGTGCAGCTGAGTCCGGGTGGAAACCTCATATCGGTAGAACTTTTTCTTGAGGGTTTCGATGTCGCCGTGGAAGAGGGTTTCCATTCCGTACTCCTGAATGAAGGCTTCGATGGCGTCCTTGACCTGAAACCCGCACACCCGGGCTGTGCTGCAAAAAGCGGTGAAGTCGTTATCGAACTCGCGCTTGAGGGTGGCATTGATCTGCGCCTCCGCGTGAGGCGTCAGGAAGAGGGCCTTCCCCCGGTGGGGATCGCTGTACTTCGAGCGTGAGAGCCGGATGGCCACAGCACTGTCGTCCGGATCCGGCGCGGAAGGCAATATCCGATCGGAATGAGAAACAAGACTCGTGATCGCCATTCCGGTCAGACTCCGACTGTCGACCAAACAATATCCGTCGTCTTGTCGCGGAAAGCGACCGACGAAGTAACACCGCAGGATCGGATCTTTTATGTGCAACAGTAATTCCATGTCAACTATCACTCACTGATAAAGTTACTGCTATTTCTCCGCAATGGGAAGCCCCCGGCGCAGCCTCCTTACAAGTAAAAATCGGCGTTGGATTTCGTAAGGGCACTCCCGGCCGCTTGCGGCCCGGCGGTAGTTGCATAGGTTACGGAGGGGCAAAATCGGCCCAAGTTTGTAACCGGTCTCGAAATCGCTTGACGACCAAACTATTACATGGTTACAGCCATTTTCTGAGTTTGTAACCGTTTGATTCCCAAATGCGAAATTTTCCGATCCGTTGCAAAAAAGTTGTAACCCGGCCTTGCGGTATGCGATCCGGGCTTTCTCTTCAGGTTACATCTCTTTTTAGGTTACAACTTTTAAATAGAGTTGTAACCAAGTTGTAACCTAACAACTCACAAGCCGACAAACATATAGAGGTTACAGTTACAGGTTACGGCTGTTTTTCCATATTCGGGGGTCGGGGGCCGGGGAAAATCGGGGTTTCCGTTGGGTTTCGTAGGAGGCAATGTTTCGTTTCTTCCCCCAAAGGGTGTGTTCCGGGACAGACCGCATGTCGGCGGTCTGTCCCGGAACCTTGTAACGTTGCTACGCAACGAAAAACGCACGGCCTTGCGGTCGTGCGTTCCTGCCGGGCGAAAATTTTAGGGAGCCTGTATTAGCACAATATCGAGCGAGGTTTCAAACTGTGGGGAAAGGCGGCCGCTCTCTATGCGGTGAGTGGTGTGGTAGCCGGGATTCTCGAACGACTCGACGGTGAAGGTTTCCTCCGTGACTCTCGTTACAGTACCCAGCCGGGAAATTCCCGCGCTATCCGGGCGCGTTCGAACGGTTTGGCCAACGCTGAGCTTCGACGGGTCGTAGGGAATCATCCCTTCGTTCAGCATCCGGACGATGCTATGGCAACGCGCCCGAAATCCCTTGTCGTACTGCTCCAGCTCTGCCGCTTTCCGGATGCCGCGCCGGACGGTCTCCTGATCCCGATGATAGAGCCGGCCTATTTCAACCGTGTTCATTCCGCTTTCACTCCGAAGACGAAAAGCCAAGAACCGTGCGAAAGCGGCGCGCTCCTTGCGGGTCTCAGCCCGCAACATGGCCGGGTCGATGTCGAAGATCCGGGCGATGACAATGTCGATCAGATCATATTGTGTTTCCATAAGCGATCGGTCAGAATGGTAAGTCTGGTGTATCCGGCACTGGGGCCGTCGTTTCAGTTTCTATTTCGATAAGGTCATTCGGATTGGTCGAGATGTAGAACAGTTCGACGACCTTGCCGTCGATTTTCTGCATGATCCGGCCATCTTTCGTGTTGGCTATCCGTTCCGGATTCAAAACGAAGCCGTGATATTTGGCCCATGCGGCCAGATGTGTCTTGAAGCGCTGAGCATTGTACGATTTCCGTTTGTTCTCCGAAATCCCGCTATTCTCCATGAAATGCAGGAACGCGGCCGATCGGCTGAATAAGGTGTCGAGGTAGGCACATTCGGCATCCGGCGCAGAGCGAGCCGGCCGGGGGCCGTTCTGCGTCTCCCAGACTTGGAAATAATCGTCCGCCCACTTCAGGAAGTTCTCTTCGCGGCCGAGGCCCTCGCTCATCTCGCGGCGCAACTGGCGACGTTCGAGGTTCTCCATCGGCGGCTGTATCTTGTCGAAACGCATCTGCAACTGGATACAGTAGGCGATAAAGTTGTAGAACTCGATCCACTCGTCGTCGGTGAAGTCGGCATAGAGTTGCCGACCGAATTTCGATAGCGGCGACCGGGTCTCCTTGTAGTCGTTGAACTTGGTCTTCTCGTGGTAATAATCCGATACCCCGCAGTTCAGGAGGCGGGCCATCGTACTGGAGTCGGTGTTCGGCAGCTCGAAGTTCGAGGAGATAATCATCTTTCCGCTGTCTTCGTAGCTCAACACAAAGGGCGAGGTATGCTTGCTGTTGACGGTACGATTACCGGTAGTCTGGGTGTAGAAGAAGGTGAAGTTACCGAACTCTGCGAGGTCATCCACCTCGATCACATCGTGAAACCCGGTCAGACCGTCATAAATGAATTGGAACTGATTCTTGTCGTCGAGATTGCGGCCCTCGATGTAGAAATGTTGTCTTACATACTTGAGCGCCTGACTGACCAGTGATTTCCCGGAACGGCCGGAGGACTTCCCGATCTCCGAGATCTTCGTGTCCTGCAAAAAGACGATCCACGGTTTCCCCTGATTTTTGTATTGTGCGGCCAAATATCCGAGACAGAACATCACGTTGGCCAACGCCAGCATCTCTTCCCTTTGCTCGACCTCGGTCAGTTCCTGCCCCTCCTCCAGCTCTTTGCGCCAGTGCATCCGGGTGATGTCCCGCAAGAAGTCGGTAAAAATGAACCCTTCGCGGAAGGTTACATCGTAACGGTCGATTTCCGGAAGCAGCGCGATCTCGGCCGCGATGGTCTCCCGCTCCTCGATCGACGTGGCGGTCGACTGCCGATCGAGCAGGGCTTGATATGTCGGCGTGGCATTCACCTCCACGGGGTGGCGGTCGAGCAACGATATATTCCGCGGAATCACGTGCGAAATCACTTCGTTCTTGATGGTGATGGCTCCGAGGATATGGTTCGGCACCTCCTCGTGTTTAATCCGCTCGATCGCCGTTTTTGATATTCGCAGAGAGGCGTTCTTAAAGTGCAGGTACTCGTACTCTTTCGAGACGTTCCGAAACTCGATCTCGACGTTGTCCATCGTGTCGATATTGGCTTCGGATATCTGATTCGAGGTATTCAGCTTATTCAGAATAGCGATCTCATCGGTCAGATTCTTGCTCTTGATCCAGTTCTTGGTGAACCGTTTTACGATACGTTTGATGCCGTCCGGCGGAATCAAATCGACCACCTTGCCCTTGATCCAAGCGTAACAGTAGTCGGTATTTTTCAGGTGCCGGTACTCCATCTGGTAGAAGCCGTTGGCTTTGAGGAAAAAGTAGAAGTACTCCATGTTGATGGAATATTCGCCTTTTTCGCTGCGGCTCCAGAACTTCACCTTGCGGGCTTTGGCCTTGCGGTAGATAAACTGCTTGCGGGTCTCCTCTTCGCTCTCGCCGATCAGATTGATAAAGTCCTTGAGGTCTTTGCAGGGATTGCCGCGGAAGTCTTTTTTCGTACCGAGCCACTCGGGCAGCTCGATGGTGAACAGGTCGATGTATTTGACTGCGTTTTTGAGCGCCATCGCCCGACCGGTCGTGTCCAAATCCATAATTTGGTAATGATTGACGCAGAGGTCGTCGATCTCTTTGTATTCGTCGTAAGTCAGCTCGGCCGTCTCCGAGTTCAGCCAGTAGACGTGAAAGCCGAGGCTGTGCAGATTCAGAGCGTCCGACTCTCCGCTGCACCGGAAGATATCTTTCAATCGAGCGTTCGCTTTCTCCGGGGGCGCGATGGTCTCTTCTCCGTCTTCGTCGTCGCTGATCAGTTCGTTCTTGGCGGTCTGTAATTGCCGAAGCCCATAGATATAGTTTTTCGGTTTACGACCGACATAAAGAAACCGGTTCTTCTTCTCCAGATCGTGCGGGCGATAGAGTTTCTGAAAATCGCCGTAGTCGAAAACGAACATCGGATAGTCTTCAGTTGCGATGAATTTATGAACGACATCCCGTTTGTGTTTCTCGCATCCGCGCCGAACTGGCAAAACCCGAAACAACCGAAATGGAAGAAGTGGAAAAATCGGATGTTATGTCGTAATGTCAATCGCGAAACGTACAGTTTTAAATTTCATTGAAGACCGGTTGAAGACATCTCAAATTATACTTTCTTCTTCCGAATCGGAGCCAGCACCCGACGAGACGACGGAACGGTAGAAAAACGGCGGTGCCGGAGACGCTCTTTCTCATAAGAGCGTCTCCGGCACCGTTTTTTTTATTGCCTCTCGCGTCCTCCCCCGCTCGGGGTCACTGCACGTTTCGGGTCACAGGCCGCTCGGAAGGGCGCCCCGCGAGGTCGTTGAGCGTCCGCAGCGAAATCCCCAGCCCCTCGACCCCGCCCACCGGAATCTCCTCCGTGAAGTTCAGCACCACGGTCCGTGTCTCGCCCGGCAGCAGGTCGAAGTAGGCGTCCGACGGATTGTCCTGCAACGCCTCGGCTTCGAACAGCACCGACTTGAGCAGGTTCCGGGCCGTCAGCGTCGCCTCCACCGACCGCGGCCCCACCTGCCGGTAAGAAACCGCATAATCCGCCGCCGGCAAAGCCAGCTCTTTGAGCGGCACGAACCAGTAGATGGTCCGCAGCGTGTCCCCGCCGATCACCCCGTCGGCCACCAGGTACACGCTCTTCGGGTCGTACCCGCCGAGCAGCTCGTCATCCGCCCTCCGCAACAGCTCCCGGTTGGCATTGGCCTCCACGTCGGCCCGCATCACCGAATCCCACAGCACCCGGCCGCCGAAATCCATCAACCGCAGCGACACCTCTCCCTGCTGCCGTGTGCGTCGGTCGGTGATCCCCCACAGCACCGCCGTCCGCGTGGAGTCCACCCGCTCGAACGACAGCAAGGTCGGCGCAAAGCTTCGCCGTGCGTAGTATTGCAGCGCCTTCCACCGATAGCGGCTGTCCATCGAGCTCCACGAGATCGCCGGATAACAGTCGTTCAACTGCCAGTACATCGTCCCCTGGTTGAACGGGCGTTTGCTTCGCTGCCCCTCCATGGCGATCCGAATCCCCTCGGCCTGAATCAGTTGCGAGAGGTAAACGTAGGTCCGGAAGTCGTCCTTCAAGAGCGGCAGGTCGCGTGCCATGTACTCTTCCAGCAGCCTGTACCCCTTCGGGGTCTTCTGGTGCAGGATCATGGCCGGCGAGTAGAGCCACAGCTCGTCCGGCCGGAAATATTCGCGGTAGGTGTCGTAGCACGGCAGCGACACGAACCCGTATTCGTTGCTGAACCTCCCCGGCTTGTCCTTGTAGACCGAGAAAGGCTCTTCGTCATGGAAAACGCCCCAGTAATGGACATCCCCCTTGATCCGGCTCATCGGATTCCCCCGTCCGTACATCGGCGAACTGGGGTGATAAGGCCTCCCCGGATCCTCCGCGGCCACTACGTCGGCCAGCACGCCCCGGAACAAGGTGTCGATGCCGTGTTTGATTTGCGCCTGCCGGACGGAGTCCCATCCGTACACCCCCTGATACCCCCAATGGTACCACGCCTCGTCGATTTCGTTGTTGCCGCACCAGATGGCCAGCGACGGGTGGTTCCTGAGGCGCCGCACGTTGTAGACCGCCTCGCTCCGCACGTTGTCGAGGAAAGCCGAGTCCCACGGGAAGAAAGCGCAGGCGAACATGAAATCCTCCCACACCATGATCCCCCGCCGGTCGCAGAGGTCGTAGAACAAGTCCTCTTCATAGATCCCGCCGCCCCATACGCGCAGCATGTTCATATTGGACTCCGCCGCCGTCTCCACCAACGCCTCGTAACGAGCCGTGTCGACCCGCGGCAGGAACACGTCCTGCGGAATATAATTGGCCCCCTTGATGAAGCACGGCTCGCCGTTCACGTAGAACTGGAAGCTCTCGCCCTCTCCCACGCTGTCCGGTTCCTGCACCAAGGCGATGGTCCGCACCCCGATCCGCTGCGTGTCGCAGTCCAACAGCCGTCCCGTTCGATCCGTCACGAAGGTCCGCACCGTATGGAGATTCGCCGCCCCGAGACCATTCGGCCACCAGAGCTTCGGCCGTTCGATGGCGAACGGAATGTCGACCGTGGTTTCCGCCTCTCCGGCAGCACCCAGCAGGATATCTGCCCGTCCGTAAACGTGCCCGGCCGCCGAATCCGCCACGATCACCCGCACCGGGGTTTGCGCCTCCGCTCCTGCGCCGCGCAGCGTCACCCGCGCCGTAAACTCTCCCCGCAGCGAGTCCTGCCTCGCCCCCCGCACAAACTGCACGTCATCGATCGCCGCCGTCGAGTAGGCATCCAGGTAGACCGGCCTCCAAACCCCCATCGTCAGGTACCTCGGTCCCCAGTCCCAACCGAAGTGGTAGGGTGCCTTGCGCGTAAAGACGCTGGTTTTCCACTCCCCCTTGTCGTTGTCGTTGGGCAGCCGGACGGGCCAAGCCATCGCCTGCGGCAGCGCGGTCGCATAAGCCGGCCGAAACACCACCCGCAACGTATTCTCCGCCCCCGCCTTCAACACCCCCGCCACCGGAATCCGCCACTCGACGAACATATTATCGGCCCCTCCCAACACCAACGAGTCGTTGAGGTACACCTCGGCATAAGTATCCAACCCCTTGAACACCAGCTCCTGCACCTCCTGCTCCGTAATCGCGGCCTCGGGCGTGAACCGGGTCCGGTATTCCCAAGTCCGTTCGCCGATCCACTGCAACTCCGGCTCGGTGGTCCCCCCGAACGGCTCGGGTATCAACCCGTGGTTCAACAAATCGGTGTGCACCACCCCCGGCACCGTCGCCGGCAGCCAGTCGCTCACCGCCCGCTGCTGCGCCGCGGCCGTACTGTCCCCCTCCGCCTCGCGGAACGACCACCCATCCACCAACGTCTGCCGATGCCGCGCCGGCTCCTCCCCCACCAGCTCCGCCACACCCCCCGATCCGCAACTCACACTCAACAACCCCGCCACAAATAACCCTACATAATAACTTCGCTTCATGATACTCTGATTTTCAACTTCTCAAAGATAACACTTTTTTCCCGCTATGCCTTTGTGTTTAAAGATTTGTTCTTTGGCTACGTGCCGGGACTGCCGCTTTTTGAAAAAAGCGGCACCAAAAACTTTTGAGATAGCGTACG